AATTAACTAGTTCTCACGTACCTGCACATATATCAAGATGGCAGGGAAGGGAAATAAACGAAAACCTCGTTAACTACTGGGATCTACCTTGGGAGATAGAAGCACACGGTAGAGAACGAGGTCTCTTTTATCGATTTACCGACAAAGTCGATATTTACAAATAATTACTTCTTAGTAGGCTTGCGGCCTCTTTTCTTTGGTGCCGCAGTAGGTTGAACCTTTACAGCAGGTGCTTTAATAGCAGGTGCTGCCTTTTTTACCTCCTGTTTGACCTGTGTAAGTTCTACAGGTGGTACCACTGGTTCTGGCGCTTTTACTACAACAGGTGCAGGCTCTGGTGCCTTGACAGGTTCGGGTACTTTGACGGGTTCAGGTGTAGGAACAGCAGGCGATACTGCATCCAATTTTTCCTCTGTATTGATAATAAAGAGGGCAATAATTCCAATCAGAACACCAAAACCAAAAATAGCAAGGTTAGCATTAACAATACCTAGAAGAGCAATTAATACACCTACAGCTAAAATTACATTTTTAAAATTAAACATAAAAACTCCAATTCAGTTTAAACACAAATTATATAGCATTCTTTTTAGATATCTTAACATCAGCCTTTATAGTTTGCTTACAACTATTAGATCTATTCATAGAGGTTATGCTGATACTACCACCCTCACTGCACTTATATCTGCAGACATGTATATTACTAGACGTTATAAAGTCTGCCTCTAACTCACAAGTCGCCTTAACTACTTCTGTATGTCTACCAGACTTACTATTTTCTCTTACCTCTGGCTGGGTAATATTAATTCCTACCTTATATTTGTCAGGCACTAAAGGTACTGCTATAGAAATAGCCAAAGCAGTATAAAGTAATAACTTTTTAGACATTAGTTAGCTTTTAGTGTAAAAATAAACTCCCGTAAGCACTGCTAATAATATTAGTAAGAAAAATAAATATATTAATAAAATAAATTTTGAAAATCCTACATCATCAAATACCCATTCCAAAAACGTGTATTTGTTATTGTTTTTCATCTTGAGGTATTATTAAATCCTTGTTTTTTTGATAGTTCTGCTCATCAAGATATCGAATTGCATCTAAGATTTTTTCTTTTCTTAATTTTCTTTCTTTTTCTAATTCATCTTGATAAGTTCTTTGTTCTAATTCTGGCCATCTTCTTTTTTTATCATAGTGAATCCAGGTAAACATTAAGCCCATTACTGTAAAGATTGTTATGACACCTATTACTATTGCAACTTCAAAATGAATGTTTTCCAATCTCTTTTTACGTCTAGCTGCTTTGATTGCGTCTTCTTTTTCTTTTAATACTCTAGCGACTTTCTGTTCTTCAATGATCCTGCCGCGCATCTCTTGGAACCGGGTCCATAGATCTTTTAGATCCGCAGGTACGTGGTAGATCATTTGTTCGCGTAATTCAACCTCCATTTGTTCGAGTCTGGAGCGAATCAGTACTCTTTGCAATGCTCTACGACTTAGTGATACATCACCGGTATATACTTCTTTTGCTTTTTTCTCTTCTTCGTAAAAAAGCTCCTCAATCTTATCCATTGCGTCAAAAAAGGTTCCTAACTGATCTCCAATAACAGAGATAACATCATTAGGATCTTTCTCAATATTTGCCCTTACTTCTTTTTTCTTTTGTTCGAATTGCTGACGCTGTTCTTTAGTTGCAGGCTTGCTTTCATGTTGTTTGGCAAACTGCTTATCCAGGTCATCTAACACGCCCTTCACGTCACCGGCAGCGGACTTGATGTCTTTGTAAAGTTGGCAGCCTTTCTTTATGGCGGCTACCGCGCCATTGGCAAGGGCAAGGAGGGTAAGTGGATCCATGATTCTATAAAATTTTGCATTATAAAATCACCTGCTTGCTATATTTCTCAATTTACACTATAATAGTATATCACTTATTTAGGGTAATCACATGCTTAAAGTAAAGTCACCATCAGAAATCAACCGAATGATTAACGGTAGTAGCATTCCGGTTCATGTACTAGTAAGGTTCTTAAGAGATGCACAATCAGCCTTAGAATCTCGTAAGGAAGAAGACTCGGCCCTGCGATTTGAATGCTTTGCAGATTACTTAGAGCAAGATCATAAATCTGGTCAGACTCTTAAGTTCTCCCCTAGATCTATAGGAATGTAGGGGTTTACCTCTCTATAAATAGTAATTATTAGAGAGGGTTTATGAGCGCTGCGTCAGACAAGTACGAAAAGGATGTTGCTGCCAACATCAACAAAATACCAGGAGTGAAAGCCGAAAGGCCTTCCGTAGGCGTGGATTACCCTGATGTTAAAGTAACATTTAAAGGGGAAACGACGTGGGTTGAGGTAAAGATGAATCATACCGATAACCTATCAAATCCAAGAGTATACTATGAAGGTGGTAAATGGCAAACCACCTATACAACCCCGGCGGCCAAGGCGGCAGTAAAGATCTTAAATGAATCTCTACAAACAGAAAAGTTTTTAAAAGACCTTGCTAAGTTTACCGGTATTCCATTAAAGAGTATAAAGATACCTACTACTAAAGGTGGATTGAAGGAGCCTGGTGCAGTACCCTTGGCAATCATGAAACAGTACTTTAACCAGCCTAGTATTAACAGATACATTGCTAATAAGGAGAATGTTGATCTAGGTAAAGTAGTTACCGAACATTATACTTTAGGTAAAACAGCACCGGCTTACTACATGCAGGCTGGTGATGATTTTTATAGAATTTCTGATAAAGATCCTTTTAAATTGGGCGATAAAGTACCTCTCTTAAAAGGTAGAGGTGACTTTAAAGTTCGTATAGGTACTAGATCGGAATTTTACGAAGTGCAAGCAGAAATAAAAATTACAGAAATGCCTGATAGCAAGTACTCAGTCAAGCCAGGTACCAATAAACTCAACCCATTCACAAAATGAACTTTCTATCCTTTTTAACTGAAGCAGCATCCGAAGAAAAACTTAAGCATTTAGAGCATGCAGAAGATCATGTTATTAATGCAGGTGATAAGGGATTTGCTCATGCATTTCATAATCTTCAAGACGTGCATTCACATTTGCACGGTAAGCATAACAACACCAAGATTACCACAAAGTACGATGGTTCGCCATCTGTAGTTTTTGGTCATCACCCAGAGACTGGTAAATTCTTTGTTGCTACTAAGTCAGCGTTCAATAAAGATCCGAAGATTAATTACAGCAGCAAAGACATTGATGCCAATCACGGCCATGCACCAGGACTGGCGGCTAAGTTAAAACACGCGCTTAAACATCTACCTAAAATCTCTCCTGGTAAGGGTGTATATCAGGGGGATTTAATGCACTCAGGTGTAAAGTCAAAAGATAACCCAGAAGGTGATGTAGAGAGCCATAGTGGAAAATTTCACTTTAAACCTAATACTATCTCTTATTCTACCAAACATAAGACTGATGAAGGTAAGAAGATAGAACATTCAAAGATAGGTATTGCAGTTCATACAGCATACGAGGGTAAGCATTTTGATTCAATGAAAGCAAGATATGCACCTGATCTATCACACTTTAAAAAGCATCCAGACGTTCATAATATCGATACACAAGATGATGTGCATCATGCCAAGATGACCCCTGAGCAGCATGATACCTATACCAAACATATTCATGCTGCAACAAAGACATTTAATGAGACCCCCAAAGAGGCACATAAAGCAATCGAAGGTCACCAAGAGCACTTAAAGACGTATATTAATAGCACCGTACGCGATAATTCTACACCAACGACTAAAGGGTATGCCGATCATCTTAAACAAAAGCACCTTAAAGAAATAGGTAAAGTTAAGACTGAAAAGACTATTAATCAGAAAAAAGAAAACATGAATAATGATCTTAGTCATGTTGAGAAAAATAAAGAGCACTTTTCAAGCGTTTTAAAAATGCATCATCACCTTGAGCATGCTAAGAATCAATTAGTTCACGCACTTTCTGCAAAACCAAAATTTGATCATCACATTGCAGGTGTTGCCACAAAACCTGAAGGTTATGTAGTAGTTAGAAATAATCGTCCAACAAAACTGGTGGATAGAGCAGAATTCAGTAGAGCTAACTTCCTCAAGAACGCAAAATAATATAAAATGTAGATTACCTAAATATTCTATAAATTTTTAGGATTTAACCATGCCTTTAGACGATTACGTTTCAACATCAGGTCCGGTAAGCCAGCCGGCGACAAACGCATTACCGCAAAAGGGTAAGACAAAAGCATCTAGAAATTCTGGTAAGGATGAAATTGTTGTCAATCCTACAGAAAAAGAAATAATGCAGGAAGCAGTTGAAAAACATCATGTTATGGCCTTTGGTCGTATGAATCCTATTACTTCTGGGCACGAGGCTGTAGTTAAGAAGATTCACGATGTTGCAAAAGAACATAACGCCGGGCATACACTGGTTGTATCTCATTCACAGGATGCAAAAAAGAATCCACTT